AGGAATGCGATTCCCGTTAGGACGGCTTTCCGTTCTAGCGAAAGATGGAGGAGGAAAGCGTCGAATTGTAGGGGTGGTTGACTATTGGTCCCAATGGGTCCTTCGGTCACTTCACCTTTATTTATTTGACGTTCTCCGCCGGATTCCTCAGGACGGGACGTTTGACCAAATGGGCCCTATTGGGCCCCTTATGGACTTCGCCCGCCTGGGGTATCCTTCTTTCAGCTTTGATCTATCGAATGCGACAGATCGTCTCCCGGTAGCTCTCCAAGAGCAGATTCTTCGGAGTCTCTCAGGGTCTTGGTTACTGGCATGGGCGTGGCGTCAGTTAATGACACTTCGCTCATACACTAACCCAGCCTGCGGCGCGATTAAATACGCCGTTGGACAGCCGATGGGAGCACTTTCTTCCTGGGCGATGTTAGCGGTAACCCATCACATTATTGTGCAGGTTGCTGCGTATCGAACGGGTTGGAAGGGATGGTTTCCGTTGTATGCCCTCTTGGGAGATGACATTGTCATTCTCACCAAGAGTGTAGCCGACGAATATGTGTCCATTATGCGATACTTAGGAGTTCCTATTAACCAAGGTAAATCAATTATCTCGGATAAAGGACTCATTGAGTTCGCGAAGCGGGTAGTGTCTCCACATGTTGGTGACCTATCTGGGATTTCCGGGCGTGAGCTATTACGCTTTACTCGGAGTTCTGGCCACGCCATCGATTTGTTTACACATTTGATGGACCTTGGATTTATCGTCTTTCCCAATCAGGGGTTAGAGATGGGTCGCCGTCTCGGGCGAAGCTTAGCTTCGATCCCGGTACGGATGATCCTTGCTAGCGCATATATGCGCAGTCGCCTATCAGGAGTATGTTGTGTTCCGTCCAGCGCTTGGCCAGATGATTGGTTTCGTGTACTCCATGGGACTGAAATTGCCCGCGCCGCTGTTGCTACAGCGGAACATGCGATCTTTGCCAATAAGGCAGTGAAAGCAGCGGAAAGTTTCTACGACCGCGCACTTGATGAGATGAAGACGTTCCTACTGTTCCAGTGGGTACGTTATCCTCTCTTCAAAGGGGCGCTAGGTGGGTTTCTCTCTATCCCACTGGTGCTCATCTCCCCGGCCTACTGGGCCCAGCTATATTCCCTGTGTGTTGCTGTCTCTGAGGGCTTTACGGAACGTAAAGCGGTATGGCGGCAATATGCCCCTTACCAAGACCTCGAAGACATCAAGTGGTATGTTCAGAAGGTTTGGTTACCTCTTCCTCTGGTGGAGCAAAAGCCCCTCCCGAGTCTAGAGTACGACCTGCCTAAGAACATGACGGCAAGAGTCACGGTAACTGAGACTATTCAGCTTGTTAAGTTGGCGCGCGGTAAAGCGCGGAACCTAGCGAGCTGGATAACTAAGTTAGCGACTCCGCCTGTCCACATTACAGGTTTAGCTCTTCCTGCTCCTCACACCCCTAGCAAGGGTGCCGAGATGTAAGGAGAGGAACAGGCCTTCGCCTTACGGCGAAGAGGTTACGGGCGA